GATGCCTTTGAAAGGGTAGCTAATGGCGATTTAAAGCGTTTAATTATCAATATGCCACCTAGACATACCAAATCCGAGTTTGCATCTTTCCTATTACCTGCATGGTTCCTGGGAAGTAAGCCAGAAAAAAAGATTATTCAGACCGCACACACCGCAGAACTAGCTGTAGGCTTTGGTAGGAAGGTTAGAAACCTTGTAGGAAGCAAAGATTTTAAGAAAATATTCCCCAATGTTAGTTTGCAGTCGGATTCCAAAGCTGCGGGTCGTTGGAATACGAATAAAGGCGGTGAATATTTCGCTATTGGTGTAGGAGGAGCAGTTACTGGTAAAGGTGCTGACCTACTCATCATAGATGACCCGCACTCTGAGCAAGAAGGAGCTTCAGCAGACATAAATGTCTTTAATCGTACCTATGAATGGTACACATCTGGTCCTAGACAGCGTTTACAGCCTAATGGTGCAATCGTTGTAGTGATGACAAGATGGCATAACAAGGATTTAACGGGTCAAGTGGTAGATGCTAGTATAAAGCGTGGCGGAGCCGACCAATGGGAAGTAATTGAACTACCTGCAATCTTACCTTCTGGTAAACCTTTGTGGGATGCTTTCTGGAAATTGGAAGAGTTAGAAGCTTTGAAGGCTGAATTGCCTAGTTCTAAGTGGATGGCTCAATATCAACAAGACCCTACTTCTGAAGAAGGTGCTCTTGTTAAAAGAGAATGGTGGAGAACATGGGAAGGTAGAAATCCTCCTGATTGTGAGTTTATTATCCAATCATGGGACACGGCTTTCTTAAAAACACAAAGAGCTGACTATTCAGCCTGTACCAGTTGGGGTGTTTTTTATAAAGAAAACGATGATGGTCTTGTTGCTCCACAACTAATACTACTAGATGCCTACAAAGAGCGTTTAGAGTTCCCAGATTTAAAGAAAATGGCTTTAGAGAAGTACAATGCCTATAAACCTGATGCTTTTATTGTAGAAGCTAAGGCTGCAGGGCTACCTTTAATATTTGAACTTAGACAAACAGGCATACCAGTACAAGAATATACACCTAGTCGTGGTAATGATAAAATATCAAGAGTAAATGCTGTGTCAGATTTGTTTGCTTCAGGAGTTGTTTGGGCACCTGAAACAAGATGGGCAGAAGAAGTTATAGAAGAGTTTGCTGGTTTTCCTAATATGGAACATGATGATTTGGTTGATAGCAGTACGCAAGCATTATTAAGATTTAGGCAAGGTGGTTTTGTTCCTCTTGATTCAGATGAAGAAGATGAACCAATAGAACATAACAGAACAGCAGATTATTACTAGGAGATTATATTGGCTATAGAAAAACAATTCGTTCCTGCTACACCAATAGATGGTCTAGTAGAAATGGACCCTGAACCAGAATTAGACATAGAGGTAGAAACAACAGAAACCGATGATGGTGGAATGATTATTGATTTTGACCCTAATGCATCACAAATAACAGATGCTAGTTTTGATTCTAACTTAGTAGATTTTATTGATGAAGATGAATTAAGCTCTATAGGTAATGAGTTATTAAGTGCATATCAATCAGATAAAGATTCAAGGTCAGACTGGGAAGAAACCTATGTTAAAGGCTTAGACCAGCTAGGATTAAAAATAGAAGAAAGAACTACACCTTGGTCTGGAGCCTGTGGTGTATTTCATCCTATGTTAAGTGAAGCTGTTATTAAATTTCAATCACAAGCTATATCAGAAATATTCCCTGCTTCAGGTCCTGTAAGAACTAAAATAGTAGGCACTATAGATTCTAGTAAAGAAAAACAAAGTCAAAGAGTACAAGATTATCTTAATTACTTGCTTACTTATGAAATGTCTGAATACAGAAGTGAAACAGAAAAGATGTTGTTCTCTTTACCACTTGCAGGTTCAGCATTTAGAAAAATATATTTTGACCCGACACTAAATAGACCAAGCGGTATCTTTGTACCAGCAGAAGATGTAGTAGTTAATTATGGTGCAAGTGATTTAGAAACTTGCGAAAGAGCTACTCATGTAATGAAGAAGTCATCTAATGATGTAAGAAAGATGCAAGTCAATGGATTTTACAGAGATATAGAGCTACCTGATGCTACACCAACATCATCTGATATTACTAAGAAGTATAACGAGATGACTGGTGAATCAGAAAGCTACGACTATGATACAAGACATACTATCTTAGAAATGCAGGTAGATTTAGATATTAAAGGTTTTGAAGATAAAGATGCTAATGGTCAAGATACAGGTATAGCCTTACCTTATGTTGTAACAATGGATAGTCCTTCAGGCATTATTCTTAGCATTAGAAGAAACTACTATGAAGATGACCAAGCAAAACTAAGAAGGATGCACTTTGTTCACTATCAGTATCTACCAGGATTAGGTTTCTATGGCTTTGGTTTGATACATATGATTGGTGGATTAGCTAAATCAGCTACATCAATACTAAGACAATTAGTAGATGCAGGTACTTTAAGTAACCTACCAGGTGGTTTAAAAGCTAGAGGACTGCGTATAAAAGGAGACGATAGTCCCATTATGCCTGGTGAGTTTAGAGATGTAGATGTACCAGGTGGTGCTATTAGAGACAATATTACATTCTTACCTTATAAAGAACCTTCAGGTACATTATTTTCTTTACTACAGAACATAGTTGAAGAAGGTAAAAGGTTTGCAAGTATTGCAGATATGAAAACATCTGACATGAATAGTCAAGCACCAGTAGGAACAACACTAGCTTTACTAGAAAGAAACATGAAAGTTATGTCAGCAGTACAAGCTAGACTTCATGCTTCCATGAAAAGAGAGTTTGAGATATTAGTTGGTGTTATTAAAGACTTTACAGAACCAGCTTATCCATATGAAGTAGAAGAAGGACAACAAATTAAAGTACAAGATTTTGATGCAAGGGTAGATGTATTACCTGTATCAGACCCAAATGCTGCAACTATGGCTCAAAGAATTATGCAGTATCAAGCTGCTATGCAATTAGCACAACAAGCACCGCAGTTATATGACTTAGGTCAATTACATAGACAAATGCTTGAAGTATTAGGCATTAAAGATGCAGAAACAATAATACCTCCACAAGGAGAAGTGCCACCTGTTGACCCAGTAACAGCAGTACAAAATATATTAAATGGTAAACCAGTACAAGCATATGAGTTCCAAGACCATGAAGCTCATATACAAACACTTGCTTCTGCACAACAAGACCCTAATGTTCAAGCTAAAGTACAACAAAGTCCAAATGCACAAGTTATACAAAGTGCTGGTTCTGATTATATTATGCAACATCTTGCATTACAGTTTAGAGACCAAGTTGAAAGAGAAATGGGTGTAGAGTTACCTCCAGTAGGAGAACCTTTACCAGCAGATGTAGAGAAAAGAATATCTACATTAGTAGCTGAGGCTGCACAAAGAGTAGCAACTACAAATGCTGCACAAGCAGAACAACAAAGAATACAAGAACAAGCACAAGACCCATTAATATTAGCTAAACAAAAAGAACTTGAAATTAAAGAAAAACAAGTTGAAGGTAAATTAAGAATTGATGAAAGTAGATTAGCTGTAGATGCAGCTAAAGCTGTATCTAATAAAGAACTAGAAGAACAAAGAATTAAAGCTCAACAAGAGTCATCTGGTTTAAAAATGGGACAGCAAATTGCTAGTGATTTGCTAGATAGACAAGAAAAAGCAGAAAATAAAGTTTTAGATGATTATAAAACAGGTATTGACATTGCTAAAGATTTAGTTAATGATAGCAAATTGAATGAGTAATGATATAAATGAGCAATCACTATCTGCTTTCTTAGTTAAGAAATTAAGAGAAATGATGAATGAATGTTCAGACCATATCTCAACAGGAAGTTGTAAAGACTTTTCTGATTACAAAAAAATGACAGGAGTTATAGAAGGATTAGCTCTTGCGGAGCGTGAAGTTCTTGATTGGAAAGAACAACACTTAAAACAATAGGAACTCGGCACCTAACAGTCGTGCAAAATATGGATAAAGATAAAAAAGTAAATATCCCAAAACCAGAAAGTGTTAAAAAACCAGAACCTAGTGAAGATGTTAAAAGTCAACTTCCAGTTCCTAAAGGTTGGAAAATACTTATAGCTATGCCTGAAGCTAAAGAAACAACTGATGGCGGAATCATAAAAGCTAGTCAAACTAGAACAGACGAAGAAACCTCAAATATTTGTGGTTTTGTTTTAAAACTAGGTGCAGAAGCTTATTGTGATGAAAAAAGGTTTCCAACAGGACCTTGGTGTAAAGAAGGTGATTGGGTGATATTTAGAGCTTATTCAGGTACTCGTATGAAAATGTATGGTAAAGAGTTTCGTTTAATTAACGATGATACTGTGGAAGCAGTAGTTGATGACCCAACAGGAGTAGTGAGAGCATGAGTGAAAGTATAGAACAAGTAATAGATACTAAAGCAGAACCAGTACCTGAGCAAACATCAGAAGATAAATTCTTTGGTGTTGCAAATGAAATTAATACTTCCCCTACAAAAGACATTGAAGTAGAAGTTATTGATGAAAGACCAGAAGAAGATAGGCGACCTCCAAAAGTAGAGACTGCAGAAGAATCTGTAGATGATGATACTTTAGACCAAGAGATTGCAGACTATAGTAAAAAAGCTGGTGAAAGAATTAATAAAATTAAATATGAATTCCATGAAGAACGTAGAGCAAAAGAACAAGCTTTAAGGGAATCACAAGAAGCTACAAAAGCATTAAAAACTTTGATGTCAGAAAATCAAAAGTTGCAAAGTGTAGTTTCACAAGGCGGAGATGTATTAAACCAACAGGCACTTAATAATGCTCAATGGGCAAAATACAACGCACAAGAAAAATTTAAGAAAGCATACGAAGAAGGTAATGCAGAAAACATGGCTCTTGCACAAACAGAACTAGCACAAGCTACTTTAGCAGAGCAACAAGCTGGTAATTATGCAGAACAACTACAAACAGATGTTGCTTCTAAATATGTAGAACCACAACAACAAATTGAAAAACCTTCTGACCCAGATATGGATGCATGGTCTAAAAATAATCCTTGGTTTATGGGTACTGACCCAGCACATAAAGAAATGACATCATTTGCTATGTATATAGACCAATCATTACAAGCCAATGGAATTGACCCTGCAAAAGACTCTCAGAAATATTATTCTGAGATTGATACAAAAATGAAAGAACAATTTCCAAATTTTTTTGGTGTAACACAACAACAACCTCTGGAAACAGAAGAAGTTGAAATTACACCTAAAAGACAGGTAACCAATCCTGTAGCACCCGCAACGAGGAATAGCGGTAAAAGCCCTCGCAAAATACATCTGACTCAGAGTCAAGTTGCTCTCGCAAAGCGTCTTAATATAACTCCAGAGCAGTATGCAAATCAATTATTAAAGGAGACTTAAAATGTCCGAAGAAAATAATAAAGAAATAAAAAGTGATAGCGAAGAGCAATCACAAGAGCGTACCCCTAGGGAAATAGAAAGCCGAGAGGCTTCTCAGCGTATACAAAGTTGGGAAAATCCATCAAATTTACCAAATCCAACACCACAAGAAGGGTGGGTATTTAGGTATATTAGAACTAGCCTTTTAGGTCAAGCTGATAATCCTAATGTATCAAGAAAATTAAGAGAAGGATGGCAACCCTGTAGATTAGAGGACCATCCAGAACTTCAAATTCATATGATGGACCACAATTCTGAATGGTCGGTTAAAGGTAATGTTGAAATTGGTGGACAACTGTTATGTAAGATGCCAGAAGAAAAAGCGAAAGCTAGAGATGAATACTTTGATAATTTAGCAGAGTCTCAACTGGAATCAGTAGATAACACATATTTTAAAGACCAAGATTCTAGGATGGCTACCAAACAAGTTTTTGAAAGAAAATCACGAACAACATTTGGTAAAGATTCTTAGTTTCTTATTTTATTAATTATTTGATAAGGAGACAATTATGTCAACAAGTGCAACTCCTCACGGAGCTAGACCAGTTGGTACTGTAGTTGGAAGTCCATATCAAGGAAAAGTTACACATTACAAAATTAAAAATGCTTTTGGCACATCCATATTTTATGGTGATTTTGTAAAATGGGGTGATGACAATCCTAATACCACTATCCAAAAAGATACTGGTACTACAGCTTGTACACCTATAGGTGTATTCCTTGGTTGTGCTTATACAGACCCAACAACAGGTCAATTCACACCAAATCAATATTATCCAGCATCAACTGCTGCAGATGATATTGTTGCGTATGTTGCTACTGACCCTTTTATACTTATGCAAATGCAATCAGACGAAACTCTTGGACAAGATGACCTTGGCAAGAACTGTGCTGTTGTGCAAACTGCAGGAAGTACAACAATAGGTACAAGTAAAAACGCAGTCGATGGGAGTACAGCAGCTACTACCAACACACTACCATTAAAAGTCGTTGACTTTGTTGATGGACCAGATAGTGCAGTTGGTGATACTTATACTGATGTGCTAGTAATGTTTAATGTCGGACACCAGTTGTTAAATACAACAGGTATAGGTTAAGGAGTAAATTATGGCAGCTATTTCAAGAGCTAACGAGTTAAAACAACTCTTACCTGGTCTTAACGCATTATTCGGCGAAGAATATAATCGTTATGAGAACGAGCACGAAGAAATCTATGTAACTGAAAATTCTGAAAGAAGTTTCGAAGAAGAATTGAAGTTATCTGGTTTTGGAGCAGCTCCAGTAAAAGATGAAGGTTCAGCTATCAATTATGATACTGCACAAGAATCTTTTGTCGCTAGATATACGCATGAAACTATTGGTTTAGGATTCAGCATTACAGAAGAAGCTATGGAGGATAACCTCTATGTTTCTGTATCAGCTAGATATACTAAAGCATTAGCAAGAGCTATGTCTTATACAAAACAAGTAAAAGCAGCGTTTCCATTAAACAATGGATTCTCAACTACTTTTTCTTCAGGGGATGGCGTTGCTTTGTTTAGCACAGCTCACCCACTTGTAAACGGCGGTACTAATAGTAATAGACCATCTGTAGCAGCAGATTTAAATGAAACATCTTTAGAAGATGCAATCATTCAAATAGGCAAGTGGACAGATGAAAGAGGTCTAAAAATTGCAGCAAAAGCTAGGAAGCTTATTATTCCTTCTGACTTGCAGTTTGTAGCAACTAGATTGTTACAATCTGACTACAGAGTAGGAACTGCTGACAATGACATAAATGCAGTCAAAACTAATGGAGTGATTCCAGAAGGCTATTCAGTTAATCATTATTTAACTGATACTAATGCTTTCTTTATCACTACTGATGTTCCTGACGGAATGAAGCATT